GCACTCCCACTATTTCAAAGACGTGTCGCACCTGAAAGAGATCGACGTGTACCGAGTGCTCGACCTGTTCGCCGTGACCAACCCCAGCATCCAGCACGCCACCAAGAAGCTGCTGTGTGCGGGGGGACGGGGCGCCAAGGACTTCGAAAAGGATCTGCGCGAGGCTGTCGACTCGATCAATCGGGCGCTGCAGATGATCGCGGAGGACTGCAGCCGGGATGACACCAGCAAGCCCGCGCCGATCTGCCTGAGCCCGCTGAATCGCTGCGTTGAGTGCTCGACGGAGGATTGCCCATGTCTGCCGGTGTGACCGCAAGAAAGCCCAAGGCGATCGCCCTGCCGGTGCCGACTGAGCACGAAGAACAGAAATCCGTCATCAAGTGGTTCGCCCTGCAATACCCGGCAATCGGCGCGCGACTGGTGGCGGTGCCCAATGGTGGCGCCCGTAACGTGATCGTAGCGTCGAAGCTCAAGGCTGAAGGGGTTCGCCCAGGGTTCCCTGACCTGATGCTGCTGACGCCGCGCCAAGGGTTCTCGGGCCTGATCATCGAAATGAAGCGGACCAAGGGCGGATCGGTAGCGCCTGAGCAGGCCGACTGGATGGAATGGTTGGCCGCTCAGGGCTTCAAGGTGGTGGTGTGCAAGGGCGCTGAAGTGGCGCGGGAAGCGATCAAGGCATATTTGCAGGGGGCGGTATGAGCGAACCAATCAAGATGAGTCCGTGCCCGTTCTGTGGCGGGCCGCCATGCGTTACCGCCAAGAATTGCGAGACGGGGGAGGTCGCTACCTTTGATCATCGTCGGCCTGATGACTCCGATGAGGGGTATGCGGCGCACGTCTGGTGTCATGACTGCGGAGCTCAAGGGCCCGATGTTGACTCTTTCGAGCTTTTCGTTTTTCAGGATCTTGATGGGCTGGAAGTGGCCGACCTGATGCGTATCGCGGTAGAGCGCTGGAATGATCGTCACGCTATGGCCAGGGATCTTTACGACTCTGGCGACAAGGAAGGGCTGAATATGTTTCCGAGGGATCAAGCATGAAATACCTGAACATCGTCACCGCAGTAGTCCGCGCCCTATCGAACGACAACATGGGCGGCGGCATGAACTTCGAGCCTCGCGTCCAAGACACCAAGCTGAAGGGGGAGATTACCGGCAAGGATGACCAGCTACTGCACGACAGCATGATCCGGGCTCGCCTGCATGGTGCGCTGGCCCCGGAGCACTGGGAGATCCTGAAGGCCAAGTTCAGTCCGGACATCGACGACAAGCGCGAATCCATCCGGGCGGTGCGTACGCGGGTGAAGACGCCAGCGCCGAATCGGTTCCGTGATGCAGCGGTTCTGACCTGGGCGATGCCGAAGCTGCCGGGGAAGGATGGGAAGCGTTCGGTGTCCACGCTGCCGGCCGAGTGGTATGACCTTGATCGGTGGTGTGATGAGCCGGTGCCAGCCAGAACCCAGCAAAGATGGAGAAAGACCATTGCTGATGGGCTGGAGGCGGAAGTGAACAAGGCGCTCGCCATCGCTCAAGAGGCACTGGAGCCGCTGGGTGTATTCCAAGGCGTGGCGGCGTGAAGATATTTGTGCTGGCCCATTGCCAAAAGTGGCGCAGTGGCGTACCGTATGGTCATCCTGTCGTTCTTGCGTTCAGGGCTTGAATATATAGAGTCCCTGATTAGGGACTGCAACAGAGCAAGTAATCAGCGGCCAGAGTTGCCCGATTCGTCGGGGTATCTGGACAGGGTTTGGCCGGTTCGTTCCCTGACATCGCAAAACACCGGCAGCCTGCGAGCCCTACAAATGCTTACTCTGGGGGTTGTGCAGGCGGACTGATGGAGAGACATCGAGACAAGTGGCCGCCCGTGCGGCTTACCAAAATTCCAAGAGCCTCGCCATCGTGCGGGGCTTTTTGTTTCTTGTAACAACCAACCCTGAGAGGGATGCTGAAATATGAAACGAGTATCGATGTACCTGGGGTTGGCATTCGCCGCCTGCATGGCCTGCTTCTCGATGATTGCGATGGCCGAGCCCGTGGCTTATGCCTACCGCGCCGCTGTCGCCATGGTTGAATTGCCGGGTGTCGGCCTGAAGCGGCTGGAACTGACCCTCGCCATGTGGCGAACGGGTAGCCAGTCCGATGGCCAAGACCTGAAAAGCAATCTGCGCGCATCTAGCAACCACTTCGTGATGACCTCGACCAAGCCTGAGCCGGAAGGTGTCGGTGTTGGCGAAGGCCTGATGCACTGCTGAATACGCCTGATAGCAAGTGAAAAAGCCCGCACATGCAGCGGGCTTTTTTGTACCTTCGAGGAAAGCCGCTACCAAAGTGGACGCTTTCCCGGATGTACCAGTTTCCCAAAAGACCTCCAGGCCTCTGACTTCGGTCATGCGCAAATCGGAGGCGCCTATTCCCCTTTGGCCTTCCTCCTGATGGCCTCTTTTATTAACGCTCCCCGCAAGGGAGGACATCGGATGAAGCCCATCATGCCCGAAAAGAATCCGGACACGTGGGCCGCTCTCTGGGTGGCCCTGAGCAATCCACTTTGGCAGGGCGCAATTATGGCGATCCTTATCTCTTTCCTGCGCATCTTGTATGACGCCAAAGAGACCAGTAAGCGCCGGATCTTCTTCGAGGCGCTGATCTGCGGAGGATTGAGCCTGTCTGCCAGCAGCGTCATCGAGTGGATGGAGTGGCCGTCGAATCTTTCAGTTGCGGCCGGCGGGGCCATTGGCTTTCTCGGCGTGACAGCGATCCGTGAAATGGTGACCCGCTTCCTGGGTCGCAAGGCTGATTCGCTATGAAGGCATTCGCAGTCGCCGCCATCATCGCCCTGGTCGCCTGCCTACTGATCGGCATCCAGCGCTACCAAGTGATCGCGCTCCAGGGTCAGGTAACGATCGAGACCAAGAGCAAGGACGACGCCATCGCAGCCAACGCTGTGAGCCAGGCAACGATCACCACCCTACAGGCCGAAGCCAAGCGAAACGCTGACTATGCGGCCGACCTGGCCCAGCGCATAAAGGCCAGCGAGGCCAAAGCCAAGAAGGCGGAGAAGAACTTTGAACAACTCAAACGCACCAGCCCGCCTGTTCGCGATTGGGCTGCTCAGCCTCTCCCTGATGGCCTGCGCGGCAAGCCCGGTGGTGACAAAGACGTCCGCCATAAGAATTGAAGCGCCCGAGCTGATCCCCTGTGAGCGAATAGACCAGGCCGAGTCTGAAGCCGGTCTTCGCATGAATGGGGATGTCTGGGAGCTGAAAGACCAGGCCATCAAGCTGCTCGACACCTGCGCTGACCAAGTGGATGCGCAGATCGTGAGAAGCCAGAGCAAGTAACCAATCCCGCGCTACGAAATCAACCAAGCGTGAAACGTAGCGCGAGAATAGGGCATAGATATGACCGAGGCAAAACCGCGAATCCAAGTCCAAGATGGAAAAGTCGTCTCGAATGACAGTCTTTCCAACCTGGTAGCCAACATCGGCACGGGTAGAGACAAGCGCTCGCACAACACCTTCGGCTTCGAGTTCGTCAATCAGTTCGAACTCGAGGCGGCGTATCAGTCCAACTGGATCGCCCGCCGGATCGTGGATAAGCCAAACGAGGATGCGCTGCGTGAATGGCGCAAGTTCAACGGCAAGCAGTCCAAGCTGATCGAGTCCGAAGAGCGCCGCCTCGGTGTGCAGCAACACTACCTCGACACCTGCTGCTGGGCTGACCTGTACGGTGGCGCGGCATTGCTGATGGTGACCGGCCAGGATCTGAGCAAGCCGCTCGACCTGGACAAGATCAAAAAGGGCGGACTGAAGAATCTGGTGGTCCTCGATCGCTGGGACATTCAGCCGACCGAGTTCAACCTGATCGACCCGCTTCAGCCGAACTGGATGCTGCCGAACAGCTACACCATGGTCAACGGTACGCAGCCGATCCACTACACCCATATCATCCGACGCACTGGGGCTCGCCTGCCGCGCCGCATGCGCATGTTCGAACAGGGCTGGGGTGACAGTCGCCTACGTCGCTGCATGTCTGACCTGCGCGATGTGGTGGCCACTAAGAGTGGTATTGCCTCTCTGGTACTGGAAGCCAACGTCGACACCGTCAGCGTGAAGGGCCTGCAAGGGGCTCTGGCCAGCGCTCAGTGTGACCAGATCACCAACCGCTATCGCATGTTCGGCATGATGAAGTCGCTGGTTAACCTCGGCCTGCTCGACGCAGACAACGAGACGTACGAGCGCAACAGCATCAGCTTCTCCGGACTCAGCCAGATCATGGAGCAATTCATGGTGTGGACGGCAGGCGCCGCTGAAATGCCGGTGACAGAGCTGTGGGGCCAATCAGCAGCAGGCCTCAGCTCAACCGGTGAAGGCGACCTGAAGACCTATCACGGCACGATCAAGGGTAAACAGGACGGCACCATGCGTCTTGACCTTGAGCGTCTCGATCAGGTTCTGATCCGCTCGGCCCTGGGCAATTACCCGGAAGGCATCGAGTTCGAATGGAATCCTCTGGCGCTGCCTTCTGGCAATGAGCAGGCTCAGGAAGACCTGGCCGACGCTCAGGCTGACGCGATGAACATCGAAAGCCGGGTGATCCGTCCAAGCCATGCCATGCGCCGCGCTCAGTCGAAAGGCACCTACGCCATCACTGATGAGCAGATCAAGGCTCAGGAACAGTTAGAGAAGGACGAAGACAATGGCCTTGGCGACGACGGCGAAGGCATCCCCGGTTTCTCCCTTGGCGAAACTGGCAGCGACAAACCAGACGCTGATGGGAAAGCGCCGGAGAAAGCCGAAAGCGCCTAAACCGGTGATGCCCAGCAAAGCGGCCGAACGCTACTACCTCGGCCAGCTGCGCGCACTGGTCAGGGCAATGGCTACCGAGCTGGTCGCCTCCCTTGAGCCTGAGCTGAAACGCCTCAAGCCCGACTACATCGCCGACAGCGTCCGAACCCTGGATGGATGGACTGACCAGATCCTCGCGGCCATCCGCCGGGTATCGAGCCGGTTCACGTCGTCACTGTTCGATGCGCAGATAGCCTGGGTGGCAGCCAGCACCGTCAGCCGGGCCGAAGCCGACAACGCCGAACACTTCCGCGACTCGGTCAACAAGGCCGTGGGCATCGACTTCCAGCTGATCACCAAGCCCAAGGGCATGACTGACTATCTGGAAGCCTCGACAGCCGAGAACGTCAACCTGATCAAGTCCATCCCTCGGGATTACTTCGAGAAGGTCGAATCGCTGGTTCTGGGTGGCATGAAGGACGGCCTAGCGCCTACCGCCATCGCCAAGCAGATACAGGCTGAGACGGGTGTCACCGCCAGACGGGCCAAGCTCATCGCGCGAGACCAGACATCAAAGCTCAACTCCGACCTGACCCGGCAACGCCAGGCAGCGGCAGGGATTGAGTTCTACAAGTCGGTCGATGCTGGCGATGTGCGTGTCACCGGCAACCCCGGCGGCAAGTACCCCAACGCCAAGATCAGCTGCTGGGGTATCGCTCGGCAGGACATCGGTTATGGGGTGGGCGTGTACAAGGTGGCAGATGGGGCTACATGGAAGGGTGTAACCAACCTGCACCCGGGTAAGCACCACATCCTCTGCCGCTGCGTGGCCATCGCACAAATCCCCGGCGTGAACTACTTCCCCGACAAGGGCTGACCATGAAAAGAATGACCATCGATGAGGCCTTCAAGCCTACGTCGCGAACACTCACGCCCGAGGGTTTCCTCTGCGTGAAAGGGGTTGCAGCGCGCACCGGGGTTTATCAGTACCTGTCGAGCGAGCTGGAGCTTGAAGGCCCTGAGCGGATCGTCAACGTCTACCGCCCGCCCGCCCAGGTGTTCGCCCCTGAGTCGATGGCGACCTTCCCCGACAAGGACGTGACCAACGACCACCCGGACGACCTGGTTGACTCCAAGACGTTCAAGAAGGTGTCGGTTGGCCATGTGCGCGGAGTTGCGCAGGACGGCGACAACCTGGTGGTCGACCTGATCATCAAGGACCAGACGGCCATTGACGATATCGAGTCGGGCAAGGCCGAGCTATCCCCCGGCTACCTGGCCGAGTACGTCGAAGCCCCAGGCGTCGACCCAGTATCCGGCACCGCATACGAATACGAGCAGCGTGACATCCAGATCAACCACGTCGCCGTTGTAGAAGCAGCGCGAGGCGGCAAGGTCGCTCGCATTTTTGACCACAAACCGAAAGGTGTACCAATGGCACAACGGAAAGTCTTTTTAGACTCCAAGAAAAGCCGCTCCATCATCCTTGACGAAGAGGCTGCTTCGGTAGTCGAAGACGCCGTTGCAGCGCTTCAGAAGTTCGCGGATGAAGAGTCGGATCGCGCAGACAAGGCCGAAGCCACCAAGGACGAAGCCGAAGAGAAGCTGGAAGAGGCCAAGAAGGAAACTTCTGATGCCGCTATCGGCGCTCGCGTGAAGTCCACCCTCGACACCATCGCCCTGGCAGCCAAGGTCGTGAAGTCCTTCGACGCGAAGGGCCTGGTGTCCCCGCTCGAAATCAAGCGTGCCGCAATGGCACAGCTGAAGCCGACTCGCGACTGGGCTTCCAAGTCCGAAGCCTACGTCCTGGCCTCCTTCGACGCCGCTGCTGATGAGGCAGACGAGAAAGGCGACGACGAGGACGACAAGACCAAAACCGACGACAGCCTGAAGCAGTTCGCCAAGGACGCAGCAGCTCGCGGCCTGAAGCCAACCCAAGACGGCACCGAGGCTTACAACACATTCCTGCGAGGTGGCAAGTAATGGGCACTGCAATTGATACCTTCGGCCAGTACGCCGGCAAGGCCTACGAAGGCCAGATCAATGACCTGAGCATGGCGGACGTCACTACCGCCGTCGCCTCGGTCGCCATTCCATTCGGTCGCGCAGTGGTTTCGGCCGCAGTCGACAAGCAAGGCGCTCTGCCTGCTGCCGGTGCCGGGTTCTTCCTGGGTATCTCGGTTCGCAAGCCAGTAGGCGTGAGCGGCAGCTACCTGACCGGCCAAGTGTCCGACAGCGGCAACACCGTCGGCGGCTACCGCGTCAACGAAGAAGTCAGCCTGGTCGCTACTGGTCGCATCTGGGTCAAGACCCTGGGCGGCGCCACCAAGGGTGCACAGGTTTACGCCGTGCCACTGACCGGTGAGCTGACCAACGCTTCCACCGCAGGCAACCACCTGCTGCCGGGCGTCGTATTCAAGACCACCGCCGCGGCTGGTGAATTGGCGCTGGTACAGGTCAAGTCCGACGTCACCACCACCATTACCACTTAAGGATCGACGAATGAAGACTTTCGACGCCTCCGCGCAGGCTCAACTGGGCTTCCTCATCGGTCAGCTGACCTATGTGGAACAAGAGGTACTGCGTCAGCCGTACCCTGAAATCAAATACCCTTCGATTCTGGCCGTGGACACTTCTGCCCCGGACTACGTCGAATCGATCGCCTTCAAGGTGCTCGACTACAAGGGTGAACCGGCTCCGATCGGCGACGTGTCCCACGACTTCCCTCTGGCCGAGATCGCATCCAAGGTCGGCGGCGTGGACGTGGTTCAGGCTGGCCTGGGCTACACCTACACCCAGATCGAAATCGGCAAAGCTCAAGAAATGGCGAACAGCCAGGGCTTCGGCGGCGCGATCAACTACCTGGCCGAGAAGCCAATCGCGACCCGCACCCTGACCGAACAATGGTTGGATCGTGTGGCGTTCGTCGGTGACGCTCGCTGGCCTTCGCTGACCACTGGCGGCCTGCTGAAGTACCCGGGTGTTCCTGTTGTGGCTACCGGCACTCTGCTGGGCGGCGCAAACAAGACCATCGCGGCGATCCT